CATCAACAACGGCGCGGGCGTCACCGCGCTGGTGAAGCGCGTGGTGGTGCAGTCGGGCCTATTCACCACGAACAACGCGGTGGGCTACCTTGTGCTGCAGAACCTGGCGGGCGGCAACTGGGCGGTGGCCCAGCCGCTGAAGGTGGGCGCCGTCACCGTGGGAACGGCATCGTCCGTCACCGACGCCCAGGTGACCAGCCTGGCGGCCGCTACGACTTCTTCGTTTACAACTTCACGGGCTCGACCGCGACGCAGCGCATCTACGGCGCCGACGGCGTGAATCGCGGCTTCGAGTTCGACGGCACCACGCTCGTGCCCGTTCGCACGGGCATGACGGTGGACACGCCCAACCACGTCTATTGCCACCGTGGCCGCCTGTGGTTCTCCTTCAAGGGATCGGTGCAGTATTCCAGCGTGGGCTCGCCATTCGTCTGGAGCGTGCTGCTGGGCGCCGGTGAGATCGGCGCTGGCGACGACGTGACGGGCTTCACGAGCGTGCCGGGCTCGGAGACCGCCGCGCTGATGATCTTCTGCAGCGAGCGGATCATGCTCCTGTACGGCTCCAGCTCCGAGGACTGGAACCTGGTGGAGTTCTCCAACACCATGGGCGGTTCGCGGTACAGCGTGCAGAAGGGCAGCACCACGCCGATCTTTATGGGCGCGCTGGGCATCAGCACCGCGCGCGCCGTGCAGGCCTATGGCAGCTTCAAGGCCGCATCCGAGTCCAACGAGATCGAGCCGCTGCTGCGCGGCCGCGCGAAGGACGTGGTGGCCAGCGTGCTGTCGCGCCGCGACAACCGCTACTACCTGTTCTTCAACGACAAGACGGGCATCGCCGTGACCCTGGGCAAGGAGGCCATCGAGTGCATGATGCCCATCGAGCTGCCGGTTCAGGTGTCGTGCGCTTGGGAAACCTCGCGCAATGGCGGTGAGATTTTCCTGGGCTGCACCGACGGCTACGTGTATCAGCTCGACTGCGGCCGCAGCTTCGACGGCACCAAGGTGTCGGCATTCTGCTGCGCGGCGTACAACCACTCGAAGGGTCCGAAGACCCACAAGAGCTACCTGCGAGCGTTCCTGGAGATGAAGTCGCAGTCCGCGTTCTCCCTCCAGGTCACATCCACGCTGTCCTACGACAACCCCGACATCACGATGGACCAGCCCACGTCTGTGCAGATCGCGCAGGCCGGCGGTCTGTACGACTACGACAACTGGGACGAGTGCTTCTTCGACGGGCAGGAGAACGTCTCGCAGAAGATCAGCCTGCGAGGCACCGGCGAGAACATCTCGATCTCTACGTATTCCGAGGCCGACGACGAGCTTCCGCACGAGCTGCAGGGCTGCATCGTCCACTACATCAACCGCCGACTCGGGAGGAAGTAATGGCCAATCCATGGTACACGCGCGTCTTCAGTGCGCTCGCCGGCACCAAGGTCCGCAGCAAGGACTTGAAGGACGAGCTGGACCTGATCGTCGCCGCGTTCGACGCGATGCCCACGCCTGCCGCCCTGTACGGCACCACCGTGAACTTCGCGGTGGCCACGCTGCCGGGCGCGGCAGACGCCTACGCCATGACCGTGAGCAACAAGATCACGGCCTACGACGACGGCCTGATGGTTCGCACGTACTTCGGCACGCCGAACACCACGACGACGCCGACCATGAACGTCAATGCCATCGGCCCGAAGACGGTGGTGCGCCAGGACGGATCGGCCGTGGCTGTCGGCGACCTGGCTGGCGTGATCGCCATGCAGTACAGCGCGACGACCGAAAAGCTCCACATCGTGGGCGCCGGTGTCGTGGCCATCACGGCAGCGATCAATGCGGCGAACACCGCGACGGCAGCTGCGGCGACAGCGGCAGCTGCTGCCGGTGCTGCCAGCACCAGCGCCAGCAATGCTGCGGCTTCGGCGCTCGCCGCGCAGGGATATGCCGCGTCGCTGGGCAACATCAACAAGCGCATTCACTTCTATCAGGGGTAACACATGACCACTGGAGTTTGGTTCAAGCAGCGTCCGGCGACCAACGTGCCGTACACCTACCAAAACGCTGGCGCGGCCACGTCGGTGCGCGTGACGGCCTTCAACGGCGGTCCCTACGCGGCGCGCGTTCGCATCGCCATCGGCACGTCGAGCGACGCACCGGCCGCCACCGAGTACGACGTGTACGACGAGCAGATCGGGGCCGGTCAGCGACTCGACCCGCCCATCCCGCCCGCTCTCGTTGACAACGGCAAGTACATCGTCGTGCAGTCCGACAACGGCAACGTCATCTTCACCGCCTCTGGCACGGAGTAAAGCATGGCCTACAACCGCCAATTCAAGATCATCAAGGACTTCGGCCAGCTCATGGGCCAGTACACCGTGGAGGACGGTGTGAAGAAGCTCATCATCAGCGGCACGGCATCGGGCGCGAGCACGCAGGCCGTGACCGGGCACGCCTGGGCGACTTCGCGCCGTCAGGTCATCGCGGCGAGCCCCAGCTTCGAGCATGTGGTGGGCATGCAGGACAACGGTGGCGCCAGCATCTGGCCGCAGCGCCTGGACTGGGTCGGCGCTCGCTCGAACAACTGGGCGGATTCCGTGATTGCCTCGAACGCCGTCGGCTACTCCGGCCTGTTCGCCGACAACGGCTTCGGTATCGCATACGGCGCCCTGGCCACCGGACGTTACACGACCGACGGCAAGACGTGGGCCTCGGTGGGCACGATCAACTTCGGCAATGCCGAGCGTCGCGTCGCGCTCAATGCGTCGTCCCTGAACCGCACCTCGCCGCTCACGTCGGTGCGCTGCGTCGGCGTGGACGGCTCCACCGGCCTGATGGTGTGGAATGGCTCTGCATTCGCATCCACCACCTACGCGAGCCACGTCCTGACCAGCGTGCACTTCGCCAACGCCCACTTCCTGGCGAACAACAACCAGACGGCGGGGCAGACGAAGCTCAAGTACGCCACGGAAGCGGCGGCCAGCGCGGCCACCGGCTGGGGCGACATCACCGTGGACGGTTCGGCGCAGAACCAGATCAACGACATCCACTACAGCACGCGCCTGGGCATGTACCTGACCGCGTGCAACGGCGGCAAGATTTACACCCAGGCGGCCGCCGCTGGCGTGGCGCCGACCGGCGCGTGGACCTCGCGCACCAGCGGCACCGCCGACAACATCGTGGGCATCAAGGAGAGCAGCACGCACGTCGTCATGGTGACGAGCACCGGCAAGGTGCTGTATTCCACGGACGGCATCAACTGGAGCGTGACGGCGGCCGTCGTGGGCGCCATGGTGAACCGCGACGCCATCGGCTACATCACCGTGCCGGGCACGCTGCCGACGAACGGGACGGTGGTGTGGTGCCTCGTGCGCAACGACACCACCGGCTCGCGCATCTACACCAGCACGGACCTCGCCACCTGGACGGTTTCCCCGAACACGGAGAGCTTCAACGCGATCCTGGCCGCGCCGAACGGGCTGATCGGCCTGCGAGTGGATTCGGCGGCCACCTTCCGCAACCTGCCGGACCCGCGCACCGCGACCATGGAAACGTACACGGTGTCCACGTTCGACGGGTCCGACGCCATCGTCAAGGCCATGACCAGCGGCGCCCTGTACCGACTGAAAGGCGCCACCGCCAATCGCGGCGGCAACAGCGAATCCGTGCAAATGTCGTTCGCTGGCGGCGCCATCGGCCTCGGCGGCCAGAGCCTGCCCTCGGCATCGACCAACTCGGTGCCCGTCAGCGGCACCGCTGGTCCCTCCAACAGCGGCACGGCTTCCGGTGGCGGCGGCTCCATCTTGTTCACGGAACTGGCCCGGAACGAAGGCGTGTGGGGCATCAAGATTCCCGGCTCGAACGGTAGCCCGAACACCGCTGGCGGTGGCGGCGGCTCCATCATGGGCGTCGGCGGCGGCACCGGCAACCCGGGCCTGGGGTGGGGGGCTGGGGCCGCTGGTAACACCGGCGCGGGCGGCGGCGCCGGTGAAGGCGTGTGGCGTGCGGAGCTGACCGTCACCCCGGGCGAAATCATCGTCTATACGGGCGGTTCGGTGGCGCACGAATCCACGACCAGCGCGCACCTGATGCCGAACAACGGCAACATCCGCATCGAAGTGGAAGCGTGAAGTTCCTCTACGTCATCGGTGGTGTCGTCCGGCTGGTGGCTCCCGACACGCGGGAGTCGATGCCGGGCGCGTCCATCGTTGGCTGGATGGGACCAGAGGATGTGCGGGTCGGCTGGTCGTATGACGGATTGAACGTCATCGCACCGCCGCCGCCTCCCTCACCGCCTCCGCCGAGCTTCAAGATCACCAAGCTCGCGTTCCGCAATCGCTTCCTGCGCACGGAGAAGATCGGACTGGAGCTGGCCGCACTGGATGACCCGACAGCGCCGATGCAGCTGCGTCAGCGTGCCGCAGCCATTCGCGCCGACCTAGCCGACCAGCGAGACGCAACCTACATCGACCTGTCGCGCGACGACACGCGCGCGGGCGTGATGGCGCTGGAGGCGCTGGGCCTCATCGGGCCTGGCCGGGCCGCCGAGATTCTGGACTCGCCGATCCAGGACATCGAGCGCTACAAGGAGTAGGGCGTGCTGGTGGCGCTCTACGTTGGAGACCACCGCGACGACACGCTGCTCGTGCGCCTCGGGTGGAAGGCCACGCGCATCGCCCAGCGTGGCATCTTCCGCCGCGTCACTCACGTCGAGGCCATCCTGCGACGTAACCCCGACGGCTCGGTGGTGATCGGCTCCAGCACGCTGCGGCCGGAGAACAACGGCCACGATGGCGTCCGCGTCAAGCACGATGTGCATCTGCGCGCTGGCAGCTGGCGCATCTTCGACGTGCCCAGCTGGGACGTGGCCAAGGCCTGGGCCTACTTCAACGAGCACGACGGGTGGCGCTACGACAAGCGCGGCGCGCTCGGCACGGTGTTCCCCCTGGTGGGCCACAACCCGCGCAAGAAGTTCTGCAACGGCGCCGTGGGCGACCCGTTTATTCCGTCGGCACACACCTTGGGGCCGGCCCAGTTCGCCATCATCGTTTCGCTCCTGGGGTACGAGATCACCGACGAGTTCTTCGCGGCCAGATCGGGTGTTGCTTCCGTGTAGGACGGTGTCTTTCCAGCTGGTCGGAACCCTCCTACAATCCCAGCTCAGCGGCACTGCCGACCGACTGTTTTACCAAGGAAACGCAGTGACCAGCAAGACCCACAACATCACCCTGCCGGCCTGGCTCAGCCCAGGAACGATCCTGTCCGCCATCGGTGTCGTCGGCACCGCTGGCGGTGTGTGGATTGGGGTGGTGGCCGCTCAATCCGTGCAGAGCGAGAAGATCAAGCGCAACGAGGCCGACATCGTCGAGCTGCGCCGCGACATGCGCGAGGAGATGAAGCTGATGCGCGAGGAGCAACGTCTCATCGCCACCGACGTTCGCGCCGTGCGTGACGCGATCATCGCCAACCGAGGAGGCCGCTGATGCCTGATAACGACGCAGAATCGCTAGACTTTTTCTGGCAGACCCCGGCACCCGCTCCGGCCCCCGTGCCCGAGATGGGCGTGATCGCCACCAATGCCCCGGCCATCGCGGCGCCGCCTCCCGCTCCGGCAGCTGCGCCCGTCATGGCCCCGCCGCCGCCCGCGCCGGCACCGTCCCCCGACGGCTTCACGCGCGAGAACTGGGTGAACCCCCTGGCCGGCCGCACGCTCATGGAGTCGGCCGACCTGAGCGATATGTGGAAGGGCGTGGGCGCGAGCGACAACGCCAGCGGTGGCGCCGCCACCATCAACCCAGCAGCCAACACCGGTGGCGGCTTCAGCGCCGAGGAGATCGCCAACCTCTACCGCAACGGCATGTCGCGCGATCCCGATGCCGTGGGCGCGAAGTTCTGGCAGGACTTCTCCGCGAAGAACGGCAAGGAGGCCACGCTCGCCGCGTTCAACGCTGCGATGAACGCCCAGGGCGTGAAGGGCACCACCACGATGGCGCACGCCACGACCGCCTACGGCGGCTTCAAGTCCGCGAACGGCAACAGCATCGTGGACGAGTGGGCGCGCAACGTCTATAACCGCGCGGCCACACCCGAGGAGATCGCGCGCTTCGGCAACTTCACCAGCGCCGACCAGGCGGCCAAGGCCTACCAGGACTTCCTGATGGCCAACAGGGGAGTACAGGGCAAGCAGCTGTCGTTCATGGAGGCCTCGCGCCTGAACGCGCCGGATGCCACCAAGCCGAACCCCAGTGGCCTGACGCTGCCCACGGCCGTCACCATCGACCCGACCCTGCGCACCGTCGATCCCACGACCGAGACGATGCAGGGCCAGCTCGACGGCATCCTGGCGAAGAACAGCATCCTGATGCAGCGCGCCGCCGCCCAGGCGCGCGAGCAGGCGCAGCGTCGCGGCCTGATGAACAGCACCATGGCGGAGGAGGCCGCCCAGGGCGCCATTATGGACAAGGCCCTGCCCATCGCGCAGAACGACGCTGGGGTGTACGACAAGAATGCCGCGACGAACCAGCAGGTGTCGAACAGCGTGAACGCGACCAACGCGGAGGCGCAAAACAAGTTCGCCCTGACCGGCTACACCACCGAAGCCGAGATGCTGAAGCAGCAGCGCGACATCGACGCGAACATGCAGCTGCAGAACATCAAGAACGACGCGAGCAAGGAGCTGGCGGAGATCGAGGCGAAGTACAAGACCGAGATGCAGGCAAGCGAGGGCGCGAAGACCCTCTACACCAACATCTCGAAGAACATCACCGACATCATGAGCAACCCCAACATCCCGGCGGCGGAGAAGGGCAAGCTCGTCACCCAGCAGTCGGAGCTGCTTCGCTCCGGCCTGGCTATCGTGAGCGCCGGAACCAGCCTGGACTTCCAGCGCCTGCTGGACTTCAGCGGTGGCGCCGGCTCCACAGGCACGGACGGCAAGGTGAAGCCCGGCACGCTGCCGGATGCGCCGCAGAGCACCAATACCAACGGCACGCAGGGCATTGCGGTCGGTGAGAACGCCGGTCAAGACGCCCAAGGCAGCGTCACCGGCGGCAGCACCGACGGCGTGGGCAACAACGCGAACGGCGACGCCGCTGGTGTCGGTGCGGGGCCGAGGTAATCGGCGTCTAACAGGAGAAACATATGGTCTGCCTACCGATGATTGCCCTTTTCAACGTGGTGAGCGGCGGCGCCATCACGGGCGCGCTGAGCGCGGCGCTGGGGAGCCAGGTGCTGGGCGGCGCCGTCTTCGGCCTGATCGCCAGCGGCGGCAACCCCATGGGCGCGGTGCTCGGAGGCCTGAGTGGCGCCATCGGTGGTGTCAACACCTCGGGTGTGGACGCCGTGAGCGAGACCGCGAAGATGGCCTCCGAGAACGTGGGCAACCTCGATGTGTCCTCCGGTGCGGACGCGGCCAGCGCCGGCTCCTCGACTGGCGACTTCGCGCGCGCCGACCGCCTGCTGGGGAACGACCCCGGCACGGGCTCGACCACCGGAGACTTCGCGCGCCTGGACCGCAGCATGCCCAACGGATCGTCCGGCGGCACGGAGATGGCATCGGCCAACACCTCCACGGTGGACACCGGCATCAAGGCGGGCGCGGGCAAGACCAGCATCACCGATACCAGCTCCGACAAGGGCGCCATCGGCAAGCGGATGGGTGGCGTGGAGACCTTCGCCAAGGACAACCCCACGCTTGCGCGCATGGGCATGGGCGCACTCCAGGGTGTCGGCGACCTGAAGAAGCAGGAGACGCTGCTGGAGTACAAGAAGCGCATGCAGCTGGACTACGACAACCAGACCGAGCAGCGCGCGTATGGTGGGATGGACACCAGCCTGCCGTGGCGCCCGAGCGATGCCGGCCCCATCGGCGCCAACATGAAGAAGGAGCCCGCGAATGCCTGACTTACCGCAAGACGTGGTTGACGAGATGGACGGCAAGACCGTCGCCTCCAGTGCGGATGCTCCCAGCCGCGAGGACGGCAAGGACATCGAGGTGTCCGGCGAGTACGATCCCGCGCCCGACGACAACGACGGTGACGAGCAAGGCCCAGAAATCCTCAACAAGGACCAGCAGGCGGTGATGCACCGCATCAGCGAGGCCATCGCGCACCTGGTGTACGGCAAGGACACCAACCAGGCCATCATCAAGATGGCGCTGCTGGGGCCGGAGGGCGTGGTCAAGGCCGTGGGCGCGATCCTGGAGAAGGTGGTGATGACCGCCAAGCCCGGCATCCCGCGCGAGCTGATCCCGATGGCGGCGTTTGCCGCGCTCGTGATGATCCAGGACTTCCTCTCGCAGATGGGCGAGAAGACGATGCCCATGCAGGAGATCGTCCCCATGCTGGTGGACGAGCTGGCCGTGCAGTTCAAGGCGACGCCCGCCGAGATGACGGTGCTGCGCCGGCTCAAGAGCAAGGCGGCACGCGGCGCGATGCGCGCGCGTGGCGTCGATCCGCGCGATCAGGCCGGCGCCATCGGCCGCAACAGCCCCGCCGTCGGCGGCCCGCACAACGCTCAGGAGGAGGCAATTGAGCCCCCCGGCCACGATGAGGCCGCTGAGCAGGAACAGGAGTAAGCCATGTGGGGTGCAATCGGAGCAGCCATGGCCGGCGCCGGCTCTGCCGGCCTGGAGTCCATGAAGGAGCAGGCCTCGGCGCAGCTGCAGGCCGAGCGCGACGCGCGCCTCAACGATTGGGGCATCAAGCGTGACCAGCGCCTGGCCGACCTCCAGGAGGCCGCTGACAAGCGCCGCGCTACGCTGGAAGACGCGCGGGAGACGGCGCGCGGTGAACGCGATGAGGCCCGCCTGAAGGAGTCCGCTCGCCAGGCCGACCTGAAGGACGCTCGTGCGCGCGATGAGACCGCGCGCCGCGAGGCGGCCGACGAGCGCCGCTTCCAGCTGTTGATGCAGCGCGTTGCGGCGTCCGGCGAGAAGGGTGGCTCGAAAGAGGACCGCGCATCGCAGACGGCGCGCGCGTACCTGGACGCGGCCAAGGAGGCGCGCGAGCAGGGCGACCAGGTCGCCGCCAAGCGCTTCATGGATCAGGCCACCGTGGTGCTGTCCGGCCGCGAGCCGCCCGTGCTGCCGCCCAAGCCGGCTGCGGCCGCGCCCGCATCGAAGCCGGCGGCCGCCAGCTCCTCGGCCGCGCCGGAGAGCCAGAACGACAAGTGGGCGCGTCGTGCGTCCGTTGCATCCGACAAGGCCATGTCGCGCGCTGACGCGCAGAAGGCCTGGGACGAGGTGGCGGCCCTGGTGGACAAGGCCCCGTCGATCTACGCCCCGCGAAAGGGTGGCCTGCCCCCGATGTCCCTGGACCTGAAGCCCTGACCACATGCCGCAAAACAAGACGCCTGGTGCCCTGGATTTCGACACCTGGGCCGCTGGGCTCAAGTCGAACCCCGATTACGCCGGCTACACCGATGGTGAGCTGCGTCAGGCCTGGGACACCCACTACGGGCTGACCAATACGTCGGACAAGCCGGCGAAGACGCCGGGCATTGCGAGCGACGCCAAGAATCTGCTGGGCGTCGGCACCGATACGCTCGCGCAGGGCCTGCGCTGGGGTGTGGGCAAGGTGTTCGGCGACAACGTCGTCAATTTCATCGACCGCCTGGGTGGAACGTCCGGCGAGAAGATGGAGGAGGTGAAGCAGGGCCGCATCGCCGCACTGTCCGAGCCCATGCGCGCCGCGCGCGAGAAGGAGTTTGTCACCGAGGATCGTGACGGCAACTACGGCGTCGGCCCCGCGTGGTCCGACCCGCGCTCGTACTACTCGGCGATCATCGAATCGCTGCCTGGCACGCTGTCCACGATGGCGCCGAGCCTGCTGATCGGCAAGGCCATCGCCGCGCGAGCGATGACCAAGGCCATCGAAGCGGGCGCATCGAAAGAGGCGGCCGAGGCCCTGGCCGCCAAGACCTTCCAGACCGCCGCGCAGGTGGCGGGCTCCGTGCTGGAGGGTTCGCAGCAGGGCATGCAGTCGGGCATGGAGACCGAGCAGCGCGTGCTGCAGATGCCCGACGAGGTGCTGGCGAAGTCCGACTTCTACCAGGACTTGCTGCGCTCGGGCATGGACCCCGTGCAGGCGAAGAAGACGTTGGCGAGCAACGTTGGCGTGCGCGCCGCGCTGCTGTCGGGCGTGGCCACGTCGGTGTTCGCCGGCCAGGGCGACCGCGTGCTGGCCAAGGTCTTCAGCGAAGGCATGACCGGCAAGCTGCCCACGCGCATCGCCAAAACTACGTTGGGCGAAGGCCTGCTGGAGGAGTTTCCCCAGGGCGTGGTCAGCAAGATCGGCGAGAACGCCGCGCTGCAGCGCGCTGATCCCACCATCAGGCTGAAGCAGGGCGCCGCCAACGAAGGCGTCAGCGGCATGGTCGCGGGCCTCGGCATGGGCGCCGGCTTCGGCGCCATGTCGCGCCAGGAGCAGCCTGGCCACGAGGCCGCCATGGACCTGGCCGCCGAGCAGGCGCGCGTGGCCATCGGCCAGAAGGCTGCTGACGACCTGGCTGCGCGCGACGCCGTCGAGAAGCAGCACACCCAGGCAAAGGTGGACGCGATCATGTCCGCCGGCAGTATCGAGGAGGCCATCGCCGCCGCCACGTCCGAGCTGCCCGCCGTGCTGCGCACCGGCGCGAACCTGCCCGATGGCGTGCAAGCGCCGGTGTCGTCCATTGCCGAGCCCCTGGGCGGCGACATCGAGACGCCAGCCTTCGCCCGCGCCGGCCGCGACATCCCCGGTGTGGAGCCGCTGGCCCAGCCTGCTATCAATTCAGTAGCTGACCAAGCAGGCGTGGAGCCGGCCGCAGCCGATGTTGTCGTTCCGGCTTCGGGTTCGACGCCCGCGCGTGCAGGCCAGTTGTTCCTGCAGACGCTGAAGCGGGTGAGCCCGCGCGCGTTCGAGGCGGCGATCTCTGCCACGGCCAACATCACCGGCGCCCAAGACCTGGAGAGCATCGGCAGCGCGTTCGAGGCGAACAAGCTGAACCCGCAGTTCTGGCAGAGCCTGGTGCGCGCCGCCGGCAGCGAGGCGAGCACGCTGCGCGCCGCCGCCTTCCAGGCCATGCAGGTGGCCAGCCGCCAGGCGCCCGAGCTGCAGCCGGCGCTGATCCACATCAAGGACGCGGCAACCAACGCCGACACGAACACCATCCCGTCGAAGCGTGAGGCGCTGATCCGCGATTACGACGCCGGCAAGATCGCGCTGCGCGAGCTGAGCGATCAACAGGACATCCTAGATCGGCAACAACAGAAATACGAGGGCACGCCGCGTGGCGAGCCCAGCGGCAGGCTGCAGGACGTGGCATTCCGCGACGAGGAGGCTGCGCAGGGCGCGGCGAAGACGCTTGGGGTTGAGGGTGCGGCTGCGGTGGAAACGCCGCGTGGCGCGACGCTACGGCCCGTGGATGCTACTGCCGACGGCCGCGCGGTGGAAGCGCTCAAGGCGTCGATCCGTGGCGACAGCCAGGCCGCCAGTACCGAGGCGGCCGCCAGCGGCGCCATCGAGAGCCTGCGCGCCGTGCCCGACGCCAACCTGCCGGGCATCGCGCTCGCGCGCGCGTTCGCCGAGAAGATGGGCCGGCGCGTGGTGGTGGTGGACAGCGAGGGCGACACCGCCCCGTTCAACGGCGCCACCGTGAACCGTGGCCAGGAGGGCGACGCCAAGGGCGTGCTGTTCCTGCACGCGAAGACCAAGCGCCCGGCGCTCGCCGTGATCGGCCACGAGCTGATGCACACCCTGTCGCCCGAGCTGCGCGCGAAGCTGGCCAAGGCCCTGGGGCCGATGATCGGCGAGGCGAAGATCGAGGCGAAGATGAAGCTGGGCCTGTCGCGCGAGGCGGCCCTGGAGGAGGTGCTGGCGGACATCGTCGGCAACCGCTTCATGGAGGCCAGCTTCTGGAAGTTCCTGGAGCGCCGAGATGCCGGCCTGTTCCGCGACTTCGCGCAGCGCGTGCTCAAGCTGCTGGACCGCATCGTGGAGGCCATGAAGTCCGGCCTGGGCTTGTTCGGTGCGGACGAGGGGATCAGCAGCAGCAAGCTGCGCCGCGCGCGCGTGATGATCGCCGACATCCTGGCGGAGCACGCGCAGAGCCTGGCGCCCGAGGAGCGCCAGAAGCTGCTGGGCTACAACGGCGAGGGAGGCTACGCTGCGAACAACGTGGCTCCCCTGCTGGAGCTGCCGCGCAGCCAGCGGGATGAGCCCGCCGCTCGCGTGGCCGGCCGCGCGCCGGTGGAGCCCGCCAAGCGCGAGGAGCCCAAGCAGATCGGCTACGAGCCCGGCAACCGGGCCAATTTCCCCATCGAGATGGGTGACGGCAAGGAACGCAATGGCGATGAACCACAGGCCCGTGTGGTGGGCCGCGCTCCCGTGGAAGCGCCTGCTCCCCAGGAGCCCAAGCGCCTGGGCTACGACCCGACGCCGCGCGCCCAGGGTGAGCCCATCGCGGTGAAGCAGGAGGTGGCCGACGAGCCGCCGGCCAAGGTGATCGGCCGCGCGCCGATCCGCGTGACGGAGACGGACCACGCGCCCACCGACGGCCAGAAGGAGGCCGGAAACTACAAGAAGGGCGAGGTGCTGGACGCCAACGGCAACAAGTTCGAGGGCCTGGACATCAAGGTCGAGAACAAGGCCGGCTCCACGCGCGAGGGCAAGGACAAGAACGGCAAGCCGTGGAGCGTGGACATGACCGCGCACTACGGCTACATCCGCCGCACCGAGGGCGCCGACGGCGACCAGATCGACGTGTATGTGGTGCCGCGCCCGGTGATGGGTGCGCCCGTGTTCGTGTTCGATCAGTACAATCCATCGAACGGTCGCTTCGACGAGCACAAGGCTGTGCTCGGGGCCGGCTCGCGCCAGGAGGCGGAGTCGGTGTACGACGCGCATTTCAGCGACGGCAGTGGGCCGAAGCGCCGCAAGGGCCTGCGTCAAATGACGCTCGCCGAGTTCAAGGAGTGGATCAAAAATGGCGACACAAAGAAGCCAGTCGGCGTCAAGGGTGGCGTCACCTACAGCACCGAGTCCGAACGCGACGGAGACGGAGCAGGACGGGATTCGAGTCGAGGCGCAGCGCCGCTTGCAGGTGCGCCAGATGTTGCCGGGGCAGCAGGCCCTGATCCCCGACTCGTTGAAGTCGCGCAGCGATATGCCCGCGACGCCGGCATCCCGTTCGTCCGACAAGCGCGGTACGTAGAGGTCGATGAGGCGCGTGCACGTCGCATCGCCGACGCCTACGACGCCATGGAGCACGCGCCGCAAGACCCGCGCGTGAAGGAGGCCTACGAGAACTTGATCCGGCAGACCACCGCACAGTACCGCGCTCTGGAGAAGGCCGGCTACAAGTTCTGGTTCTTCGACGAGACGAACGACCCGTACCAGGGCAACCCGTGGAACGCGATGCGCGATCTCCGCGCGAACAAGCGCATGGGGGTGTTCGCCACCGAGGCCGGATTCGGCAGCGGCGCGACCGACCTGAACGTGGACGACAACCCGCTGCTGGCGGACACCGGCATCGAGTGGCCGTATGGCTCTCCTGACGGCGAGATGAAGCGCGTGCTGGCCAACGACCTGTTCCGCGCCGTGCATGATGCATTCGGCCATGGGATCGAGGGCGCCGGCTTCCGCGCGCGCGGCGAGGAGAACGCCTGGCAGGCGCACGCCCGCATGTTCACGGGCTCCGCGCTGGGCGCGCTCACGAGCGAGACGCGCGGCCAGAACAGCTGGCTCAACTTCGGCCCCTACGGCGAGAAGAACCAGACGGCCAAGGTCGAAGACACCACGTTCGCCGACCAGAAGACGGGCCTGATGCCGGAGTGGACCTGGACCGAAGGCCGCGTCGAGGACGAGGCCGGCGAGGATCGTGGCCCGGTGCGCTACAGCATCGAGCAGAAGGACATCGAGCGCCTGGGGCCGGTTGGCCGCTCGCTGCTGCAGCAGAAGAAGGGCTGGGCCATTATGACGGCCGAGAACCCCGACGCGCAGCAGGCCACGCCCGAGGAGAACGAACGGGCGATGGCCGCGCTCAAGCGCGACCTGGATGAGCAGGGCCTGAAGTACGTGCCGGTTCGCGGAAAGTACGGCAACGAGGAGCAGTCCCTGCTGATCGTCGGTGACATCGACGCGGCGGAGATGGCGCGCAAGTACCGCCAGGAGGCGGTGCTCACCCCGCAGGGTTTCGTGTACCAGGACGGCTGGGTGCGCCCGGCCAAGGGCGTGGAGTTCTTCGACTCGAAGCCCGACGACTTCTTCACGGAGGTGCCGGGCGGGGTGTACTTCGCCATGGACATCGACTGGGATGCGAAGCGTCCCGGCGAAGGTGCGCAGTACAGCCGCGAGGGCCGTGGCTTCAACAGCCGCGAGATTCAGGTTGGCGGCAAGTGGCGCCCTATCGAGAACAGCGACGGCAAGCCCGTGGCCAACGGCTTCAAGGAGCAGGGCGCCTTCTGGCGCTGGTTTGGCGACAGCAAGGTGGTGGACGCCGAGGGCAGGCCGCTGGTGGTGTATCACGGGACGGCGCAAAACCTCGTCGGAGATGCTTTCAACCAAGACATGGCGAGGTCGGAAGGTGGGGCGTTCTACTTCTCGCACTCGCCACTGTTCAAGAACCCGGCGACGAACGCAAACGAGTATGCGAAGGGCCGCGCCGGCGAAGCGCCGCAAGTCATGCCGGTTTACCTGTCGCTGAAAAACCCGATGGTCACCGGCTTCACTGAGCCGATGCCGCAGGGCGACAAGGAAATTGGCGACTGGCTGGGCCGCATGAACGCATGGAACAGGGCGCGCGACCGAGACAAAGAGCAGTTCTACAAGAAAGCCATCCGAGAAGCGCAGCAGGGCGGACATGATGGTGTCATCATCCGCAACGTCGAGGATGTACCAAATGACGCCGGCCGTCGGTTTACGGATGAGGCCGACGTCTATATTGCCTTCCGCCCCGAGCAGATCAAGAGCGCCACCGGCAATCGTGGCACGTTCGACTCGTCGAACCCCGACATCACCTACAGCAGCGAGTCGCCCACGGGCATCGAGCTGACGCGCGCCCAGCGAGCCGCGTCCCTCGAACAAGACCTGTACCGCGACTTCGAGCTGCGCAACATGCCGAAGTTCAAGAACCAGGCCGAGTTCGGCGAGTTCCTGAATAAGCGCCTGGGGCGCGACACCTTCGCCGGCAACTACGGCCCGCAGGCGCTGAAGCACGTCGCCGGCCTGCTGGCGCACGAGGGCATCTTGGCCGCGCGCCAGCGCAAGAACGCCGGCTCGTGGTATCGGGACAGCATCGAGGCGGCCATGGCCGAGGCCGCGCGCATGTACCCGGAGATCGGCTCGGGCACCGACGCGCGGTTCCTGTTCAGCGTGGCGCTGGCCATCACCTCGAACGGTCAGGCCATCGCCGACAACGTCAGCATGGCGTTCGAGGCCTACGACGCCTGGGACAAGGACGGCCGCTTCACGCGCACGGTCGAGGGTGCGGGTGAGCGCGGCTCCACGATCAACGAGAGCTTCCGCCGCTTCAACCGCCTGGTGGACTGGGCCGGCAACGTGCCGACCATCCGCAAGTTCATGCTGACCCCGCGCAGCGTGCGCGAGATCGAGGACAGCCTGGAGGTGTCGCTGTCGGGTGAGAACCGCGATGCGGTGGTGTACGGCGGCGCCGTGCTCGGCCCGAAGATCGGCGGCGGCTTCCTGCCCAACCTCAACGGCCACTACGACGCGCTCACCATCGACCGCTGGCTGGCGCGCACCTACAACCGCATGACGGGCAACATGCTCAACGGGCGTGGCGAGCTGCAGAACGGCCCGCGCTCCGGCAGCGAGCGCCAGTTCCTGCGCGATGCGTTCGAGAGTGCCGTCGAGCAGATGTCCAACCAGGGGTACACTGTCCAACAAGCAGACCTGCAGGCTCTGCTGTGGTATCCCGAGAAAGACCTGTATCAACTGTACGGTGTGAGCGACGTGCGCGCTGCGCCCACCGACTACGCCGTGGAGGTGAAGAAGTATGTCGAAAAAGCCCTCTCTCAAGGACGAAAGCGGGACGCTGCAGGAAGATCGGAATCTGCAAGGCGACGAGCTGCCCCCGATGGGCAATCCGCCGCTGAGCAGGGAACCCTTTTCTCCGCCGAAGAACGACCGCGATTCAGCCAGGAGTTCGACTTCGACGAGTACGACCAGGACATCGCGGACCCCTACGTCCTCGACCTGACGGCCGACGAGATCGTCGGGCCGAAGATTGTTCCCGACGAGGCGTATCGCTACGCGGCGCGTCGCTGGCTGCAGATGGCGCAGGACAAGTCGATGTTTGCGCGCGGCATCTCCGAGGAGAAAGACCTGGAGAACATCGCGTGGGACTTGGCCAAGCTGCGCACGAGCGCCTGGCGCCCGGCCAACGCCATCGAGCGGGTGGACAGAGCGCAGCGCGTGGCCACCATCCAGCTGCCCGGCAAGGACGCGCCCAAGGCCATGGTGCTGCGCGACAAGAACCGTGTGTGGGTGAACGTGGTGGACTTGCGCAAGGGCGCGCAGGAGGGCTCCGCGATCTACCCCATCGTGGCCAACTTCGCCTACAACAACGGGCTGCGCTTCATCGGTGATCCCGCCGGCCTGAGCGCGGATGCGGTGTTCCGCCGCACCGAACAGATGCTGGCGAGCGCCCTGAAGTTCGGCACGACGAAGCACCTGGAGCCGCACGAGAAGCAGCTGAAGGCCGGCCTCGCGTGGCGCGACGGCGACCACGAGTACAACATCGCTTCGATGCTGGCGTGGTCCCACGACCATGTGATCGACGCGGTGCCCACGCTGCAGGAGCTGAGCTTCGACCCGAAGACCGGCGACATCCTGGACGCCGACGGCAACAAGGTGGACCGCGCCGGCCTGGATGCGCTGCTGGATGTGGCTGGTGGCCGCGAGGCTCGCGCCGGCTCGCGCACGGCCGCGCGCACGGTGGCCACCGGCGAGTTCCTGACGGAGTACGAGCGCGGTGCGCGCGACGTGCCCGAGGGCGCCGAGCTGCCCGAAGGCCTGCGCAAGGTGAGCTACAGCGCAGAGCTGACCGACAAAAAGACGGGCAAGGCCATAGAAGTTGGAGACATCGTCAACACCATCAACGGCAAAGAGGTCGAGGTTCTGGAAATCGACGCTGCTGGTGATAGGGTTCGCCTGTCCGGCTTTGCCGGTGGTATTTGGCGCCCGGCCTCCACCATCGGGGCGACATTCGGAGACGATGAGCCCAAATTCAGCAGCGAGACGCCCGAGTGGATCGCCAACGGTCCGGCAGCGCTGCAGGCGGCCGCCGGCAAGATCAACACCTACGCGCCGCAGCAGCCGATCCGCGAGAAGGTGCAGGCGCTGACCGCCGACTGGAAGAAGCGCCTGGTGCAGGGGATGATCGACGCCTACGCGCCGCTGAAGAACCTGGACATGAACGCCTACATCTCGGCGCGCATGGTGAAGTCCGCAGACGGCGTGGTCGAGGGCATGCTGATGTACGGCAAGCCCGTGATGGACGCGGATGGCGCGATCTCCGGCGACCTGGACGGCAAGGGCTTCCTCGGCACGATGCAGGAGTTGAAGGGAGAGCACGACCGCTTCTTCATGTGGCTGGCCGGCAACCGCGCCGAGCGCCTGGCCGGCGAGGGCCGGGAAAACCTGTTCACCGCCGACGAGATCGCGGCGATGAAGGCGCTCAACCAGGGCGAGATGGCCGACGGCTCCAGCCGCGAGGCCGCGTACCTCAAGGCGTTCAAGGACTTCACCTCGTACAACAAGTCGGTCATGGACATCGCGGCCAAGACCGGCCTGATCGACGAGGAGAGCCGGCACCTGTGGGAGCACGACTTCTACGTGCCGTTCTACCGCATCAAGAACGACGACACCATCTCCGGCCCGACGAAGATCAAGGGCCTGGTGCGACAGCAGGCATTCAAGCAGCTCAAGGGCGGCAAGGAGAACCTGGGCGACCTGATGGAGAACACGCTGCGCAACTGGAGCCACCTGCTGTCGGCGAGCCTGGCGAATCAGGCGGCGGCCAAGAGCCTGCTGGCGGCCGAGCGCGTGGGCGTGGCGCTGGAGGCGAAGGAGTCGGCGGCGCAGGAGATGGCCAAGTCCATGGGCAAGAAGGGCGGCGCCGTGTACTTCATGGACCAGGGACGCGAGCGCTGGTTCGTGGTGGACGACCCCTACGTGCTGCAGGCGATCAGCGCGTTGGAGCCCACGGGCATGGGCGGCGCGCTCAAGCTGATGTCGCAGTTCAAGAAGATGCTCACCATGGGCATAACGATCTCGCCCGCGTTCAAGGTGCGCAACCTGATCCGCGACTCGCTGGCCGCGCCCGGCCAGAACGAGATGAGCTACAACATCCTGGGCAACATCGCCGAGGGCTGGAGCGGCACGGACAAGAAGAACGCGGACTTCGCGCAGATGATGTTCGGCGGCGCGCTGATGCGCTTCGGCACGTACCTGGACGGCGACAACGCGGAGCACGTCAAGCGCCTGATCGCCAATGGCGTGGACGACGAAACCATCCTCACGTCCCAGGACAAGGTGAAGAACGCGCTGTCCGCGCTGTGGGATCGCTGGCAGGAGTTCGGCGACCGGATGGAGAACGTCAACCGCGCCGCGCTCTACAAGCAGCTGCGAGCCGCCGGCAAGAGCCACCTGGAGGCGAGCTACCAGGCGCGCGACATGATGGACTTCAGCCTGCAGGGCTCGTGGGCCGCGATGCGCGTGCTGACGGGCGTGGTGCCGTTCCTGAATGCGCGCGTGCAGGGCCTCTACAAGCTGGGCCGCGCGGCGCAGGAAGACCCGAAGCGCCTGGCCTACGTGGTGGGCGCAGTGGCCATGACCAGCATCGCTCTGATGCTGGCGTACCAGGACGACGACGACTGGAAGCAGCGCGAGGACTGGGACCGCGACAACTTCTGGTGGTTCAAGATCGGCAACACCGCGTACCGCATCCCCAAGCCGTTCGAGATCGGCGCGCTGGGGACCATCGCCGAGCGCAGCGTGGAGTTGATCGTCTCCGACGAGATGACCGGCAAGCGCTTCGCGCAGCGCATGAAGCAGATGGTGCTCGACACCTTCTCGATGAACCCGGTGCCGCAGCTGTTCAAGCCGATGATCGACATCTACGCGAACAAGGACAGCTTCACCGGCCGCGACATCGAGACGCAGGGCATGGAGCGCCACAGCAAGGCGGAGCGCATCGGCCCGAACACTACGGCGCTCGCGCGCGCGCTGGGCCAGGCGGGCGAGTACACGGGCCTGTCGCCTGTGCAGATCGACTTCCTGGTGCGCGCCTACGGCGGCTGGCTTGGCACGCAGGCGATGACCACCGTGGACGTGATGGCCGCGCCGTTCGCCACGTCCGCGCGCCCCGCGTCGAAGTGGGACGACTTCACCGGCGGCTTGGTCAAGGAGATGCCGGCGGACAGCTCGCGCTACCTGCAGAACTTCTACGATCAGTCGAAGGCGATCAAGGAGGTGATGGCCGACATCAAGCTCGCGCGTGAGGCCGGCGACCTGGAGAAGGCGCGGGCGCTGGGCGAGGACAACGCCGAGAAGGTGATGAAGGCGAAGATGTACGGCCAGGCCGAGCGCGCCATCGCCAAGATCAACACGCAGATGCGCCAGGTGCGCAACGATGTGAACCTGTCGGCGCAGGAGAAAGCGGATCGACTGGAGGCGCTGACCCAGCGGCGCAACGCGATGGCCAAGGCCGTCAGCGAACGAGAGTTGCGAGCCAGTGCAGCGCTGCAGTGACGGCGCCGGCCAGCAGGACGAAGCCGCCCATGGCCTTGGGGCTGAAGGCGGCGACGAACAGGATGATGAAGCCGACGGCGACGACGGCCAGCGCTAGTTCCATAACGAACCGAGGAGTGTAGGGTATGTCCGACAAAAAGACCAGAGTGCTGCCCGAGTGGCGGCGCCTGCTGACGAGGGCCTGGAGCATGCGCCTGTGGGCGCTGTCCGTGATCCTGGGAAGCCTGGAGCTGGCGCTCCCCCTGGTGCAGGACGTGGTGCCGCCCAAGGCCTTCGCCGCGCTCGCCCTGGTGGCGGGCATCGCCGGCATGGTGGCGCGCGTGATCCCCCAACCCGACCTTCACGGAGACGAGCATGCCGCGCGCTGACATCGACATGACGCCGGGCGACAAGCGGCCAGGCCGCTACCGCAAGACCACGCTGTCGGTGGCGGTGCTCGCGCTGATCGCCGCCGGCAAGCCTGCCATCGACATCCTGGACCAGGTGAGCTACGAGAAGGAGGGCTCGCGCCTGGAGGCCTACCAGGATGGTGAGCACATCTGGACCATCTGCAAGGGGCTCACCCGCTACGACGGCAAGCCCGTGACGCAGGGCCTGAAGCTCACGCCCAACGAGTGCCGCGTCGCCGACCGCGCCGCGCTGGAGGACGACCTGGCGGCCGTGCGCCGCATGATCCGGCCGGACGTGTACGCCACGCTATCGGAGGCGGCCAAGGCCGGGCTCGGCGACATGGTGCATACCCTGGGCGAGCCCCGCGTGCGCGACAGCAGCGCGGTGCGCCTGCTCAACGAGGGCAAGCGCAACGAGGGCTGTGCCGCGATCACCCTGTGGATCAAGGACCGGGGCCGCGACTGCCGCAAGGCGGGCTCCAACTGCCAGGGCCAGCCGATCCGCCGGATGCAGGAGGATGAGCTGTGCCTGGTGGGGAGCCGGTGATGGGCAAGCTGCTGGCCAGGATCGTGATGGGTGGGGGCACCGCCGCCGGTGGTGCACCCGTGTGGCTGTGGGTGATCGGTGGCCTGCTGCTGGCGCTGGCGGGCCTGGAGGGCTTCAGGCGGGTCGAGGTAGCCGGCCTGGAGGTGCGGGTCGCCAATGCCGTCACGGCTGGCGAGAAGGCCCGCAGAGCGCACGCGGACGACCGGGCGGCATGGGAGGCCCAGGCCAGCGAGGACGCGCGCCTGAACGCCCTGGAGACCAAGCGCCGACTGGAGAAACAAGATGAGAACCAACGTGCTAACACGGCCCTGGTTGAAGGGCTCCGTGCTGCTGCTGCTCGTGCTGCTGATGCTGCTGGCCGCCTGCAGCTCCGTCTCGACCAGCACCTCGCCGCCGCCAAGGAAGCCGACCGAGCCGGCCGCGATCCCGCCGCTGGCGTCCAGTGCCCGGCAACCGAAGCCGCCGCAGAGCTGTACGCCGAGCTGTTCCGACGGGCTGACCGTCGAGCGGGAGAGCTGGCAAAGTACGCTGACGACGCCCGTGCCGCCGGCCTCAAGTGCGAGGCCGACTATCAGGCCTTGATCCTGAAACCATCGCCCTAGATCGTGCAGCCCCGGTGGTTGGCGCGCTTGGCGGCCACGCCATCGCGTGGTGTAGGAGGTGGCCGACGGACGCCGTCGGCACGAATTGATGAGGGCGTTGAGCGTGCCAGGGACTCCGGTTATCCCGGCCGTTGTTGCAGTGAGCACGAAACGCTCAACGCCATCGCGGGAGGCCACTGCTCAGCTTTCGCCCCGTCTCGCGCCGGCCACTAGGAAGCTGTTGGCGCGCGGTTGCAGTGCCCTCTCGTGATGGGCCTGGGCCGTCGAACCCCAGGCTTGCCACGCCCCGTCTGGACATTTAGGGGGACCGTCTCGCGGGGTGCCATCCAGTCCCAGCGGCATAGTACCGTCGCCGGTACGTGCCGTCAACAGGTCATTCCTGCGGCAGAAACTCCAGCAGGTGGTTGACCACCGCGCCGTCGCGCAGCTTCATCCACTTGCACAGCTGGGAGAACGTGCCGATGCTCGGCACCTTGCCCTCCTCGGCGCGCACGATGTTGCCCTTGTTGACGCCGCTGGCGGCCTCCGCCTGGCGAAAGGACAGGCCGGCCTTCTCTCGGTGCTTGCGCACGCGCTCCCCGAACGTCGGCGTCGGATTCTTTTTGCTGGTGCTCATGGTTCGATTTCCTTGGCTTCGATGTCGGTGTACCGCACACCGTCCACAGTCAGCCATTCTACGGCCAGGACACCCGCTTGTCCAAACCCTCGAACAAGGCGCACCGGCTGGCCGGAAACTTCCTCGCCATCCAGGCTGGTGAAGCCGGAGAACTTGGTGCGAATGGCCTCCAGCTCCGCCAGGTCCGCGCGCGCCACGTTTCCACGGTGCGCGGCCTGCGCCGCCGCTCGCGCGAGGCGGTCAAGGCGAGCCTGCTCCATGGGTGCCGTCAGGTCCAGCATGCCCTGGCCTGGTCCGATGGGCATGCTGCCGGCGGTCTCGTCGTAGTGCTGGTCGTAGCTCACTTCTTCACCGGCATGATGAGGGCTTCCCAGTTGCCGCCGATCAGCTTGTGCGCTTTGTGGTGGGCGCCGTCGCCCTGCGGCACCAGCACTTTGACGGTGTCGGAGGGGCACGCGCGCAGCGCCGCCATCACCTGGCCGGCGTTGAGGTGGACATCGAGCCCGGTGCCGGTGCTCTCCACCGACAGCTCCTGCTCCATCTCGCCGTGCGTGCCGGCGCCGGTGAGCTTCAGGCTGAAGCCGTCGGCGCCCTTGCCCTCGACGGCGGAGACGATGATCTGCTTGGCGCCGTCGGCCATCGCGGCGCACGCGGCCAGGGAGTCGGCGAGCACCTTGGTGTTGGCCGAAAGCGTCTCGCCCTCGACTTTGGGCATGGCGATGAACTTCTCACCAGACTCCAGCAGCGGCACGCTCATGCGGTAGCCCTCGACGAGGATCAGGGCGCGGCCGCCGTATGCCTGGATCGCGGCGTTCTTGAAGACGTGGCCGATCATGGCGGCGGTCTCGCGCTGCAGGATGATGTATCCCGCCTTCTTCAGGTCCAGGTTTTCCTTCTCCAGCTGCAGCTTCAGAGTGCTGGCCACGACGCCGGTGGTGGCGAACACCCGGATGGTCTGCTCGTCGTCGGCGATGATCGACAGGCCCTGCAGAACGGGCTTGGCGCCGATGTTGGTGCCCGTGGCCCACGACACCCGGCCGATGGCGTTGGCGATGTCGAACTCGGCCTCGAAGCTCATCTCCCCCTTGGGCTCGGCGAACTTCGGGAAGTCCTTGGCCGACAGCAGGTTGAGCTTGCCGCGCGTATTGCCGCCATTGATCGTCATCTGCCCGCCGCCGTCGGCCATGCTGGCGTCCGGCACGTCGAACGTGATGATCTCGGCATTCGCGCGGTCCACGAACATGCGCAGGCGCGAGGCCTCCACCGCGAAGCGGAAGGGCGCGTGGTAGTGGATGCCCAGCTCCACGATCAGGTCGCCATGCGGCGACGTGCCGGCCAGCTTCACGTCCTGGTCCTCGCAGTACACCAGCACGCCCTTCAGGATGTCCACGGTGGACTTGGCGGGGATCACGCGGCTCATCGCCGCGAGGGCTTCGCGCAGCGGCGCGGTGTTGATCTTGATCTTCATTGTTCCCTCAGTAGTTTGGTGAACAGGTCGTGGCATTGCCCGTGATGCTTGCGACACAGCCACACGACATCGAGCGGGCGGTCGTAATCAGGGTGATGCCCCTCAAATGGGATGACTCCTAAAAGGGAATATCATCGTCCATGTCGTCGAAGCCGCTGCTGGGCTTCGCGGCCTGGCGCTGCGGCTGCTGGCCGCCTTGCGGCGCCGTGCGGCGCGGGCCGCCGCCGCGCTGCTCCTGGTATTGGTTGCGCTGCTGCGGCTGCTGACGCTGCTGCGGGCGCTCGTCGTAGCCAACGCCGCCGCCATCATCTCCGCCGCCGTTGCCACGGCCGACGCCTAGCAGGACCATGTTGGTGGCGATGATGTCCACCGTGTTCTTCTCGACGCCGTCCTGGCCGGTGTACTTGCCGTACTTGAGGCGGCCTTCGATGTGCACCGGACTCCCCTTCTTCAGGTACTCGCCAGCGACTTCCGCCAGGCGGTCGTAGAAGGTGACGCGGTGCCACTGGGTGTCTTCCACCATCTCGCCGCTGCTCTTATCCTTCCAGCGGCTGGTGGTGGCGATGCTCACGTTGGCCACGGCTTGGCCGCTTGGCAGGTAGCGAATCTCGGGGTCGCGCCCGCAGTTGCCGATCAGGAAGACTTTGTTGAGTGACGCCATGCTTAGGCTCCAGGTTGATGAGTTTGGGATTGTATCGCGCGCGGTACGGTGGTCAAGCACCGCGCGCTCGGATCACAAACCGAAGGGGTCGGCAGCCTTCACGCCGCGCTGGGCCACCACCGGGTTCTTCGCCAGCTTGAAGCCGGGGATGGCGAAGTTGTCCTTGAGCGCCACCGCTAGGCTGTTGGCCGGCGCCTGGTCGAACTTCACCAGGTTGAGGTACTGCGGGTTGTCGATGATGTACTTCAGCGCCGCGAGCTTGTCGGCGTTCGACTCCGGCAGCGTGGCGCCGTAGCGGTACTGCACGGACGTGCCGGCGATGCGCGTGGGCGCGGCCGCCACCACCGGCGCCGTCACCAGCTGCGACTCGATCTCCAGGTCGTCGGACTGCGCCAGCAGGCGGTTGGCCTCCTCCTCGTCGCCGTTGGCGGCGGCTTCACCGGCGGCGGCGGCGGTCTCGGCAGCGGCATCGGCGATGCGTTTGCGCTCGGCCTCGGCCTTGGCCTCCGCGTCGCGGCGCTCCTGCTCGATGCGCGCCTGCTCGCGCTCGTGGTAGCCGGCGATGGCCGCGCTCAGCGTGCGGATCGCGGTGTCGAGCACGGCCTTCGGCTCGCGGTACACCGCGTTGTTCGCCTCCCAGGCCTGGTGCAGCGGCTTGCTCACCGACTCGCGCATATCTTCCAGCGCCTTCAGCGTGCCCTTCAGGCGGCGCAGCTCGCTGTCGGCCAGCTCCAGGGCCTGGGCGCTGTCGATCACCAGCTCCTTCACGCCGCGCACAGCGGCCTCGGCCTTGGCCGTGAGCACGTTGGCGGTGGGCGCCTTGAAGGCCACGGCCTGCTCGCCGATGGTGAGCTTGCGGTCCTCCTTGTCGTTGTCGTCGATCACCACCGAGACGGCGTCGATCTTTTCTTCGGCCGCTGCTGCGGCCTTGGGCTTGCGGCTAGATGCCATGTTTCGTTCTCCAGTTCCAAAGTGAAAGAAGCGACAGGAAGACCCGCCTGTCGTCGGTGTTGGTGAACTCCTCGAACCGCCAGGTGCCGTCAGGCTTGAGCTGCACGGCGGCTCGACGAGCATGGGTGGTGGGCTCGGCCTGGTGGACAAGCTCGCAGTAGGCCGCCGTCTGCAGGCCTGTGGCGGGACTCACCTTGGCCACGCACTTCAGGTCGATCATCCAGCGGTCCATGCCCATGGCCTGCAGGTGTCCGTAGCGGTCGGGCGTGCCGGCGTAGCCCAGCGTGCGGTGCCAGTCGCGCTTCTCCACGATGGTCCACTTGGGCTTCATCTTCTTGACGAAGTCCTTGTAGGCCTCGAAGTACGGCTTCAGCGCGGGGTCGATGGAGCGCGCGTCGATCTTTTTCTTCAGGTCGAACCACTCGCACAGCAGGTGGACGTTCTTGCCGATCTCCTGCTTGCGCTCCAGGATGTCCACATGCACGCCGTCGAAGTTGCACACGGGCTGGATCACCTCGCTGACGCTTGGGATGCGTCGCTTCCCCAGCCAGTAGGTGTGGTCCTCCTCGCGGAGGATCAGCTGCGGATCGCTCACTTCAGCTCGTCCTTGATCGCCGTGAAGCCATCGAGCGTGAGGTCGTCCAGCGTCTTCACGCCGGCCGCCTTCATCGCAGCCTTCAGCTTCTCGGGCGTGCCGGCTCGCCCGCGCAGCCACTTCACCTGGCCATCGCTGGCGTAGGCCACATCCTCGCCCTTGGGCGTGGCATCCGTGGCCGCTTCGTCCTCGCGCAGGCGCGGCTTGCGGATCGCCGGCTTGCGCTCCTGCTGCTCGTCGTCCTGGAAGCCAGCGTTGAGTGGCACGCCGCGCTCGTCGAGGATCAGGTTCTCGTTGCGCTCGGCGGTGTAAGCGGCGGCCACCACGTTGGTGATCTCCACCGTCTGCGGCAGGTACTTGGCCACTTGCAGCAGCGGCACCTTGCGCGCGTACATCTCCCAGTTGTTGGGCTTGCTGGCGTAGTGCTTCTCGCCCACCTTGTTCCAGCGGTTGAAGTGCTCACGCACCTGGTCGATGTCCCACACCTCGATCACGCGGTCCTGCAGACCGGCGATCTCGCCGATGGCATAGACGTGCGTGAGCTTCGCAGGGTTGCGATCCTTGGACAGCGGCTTGTGCTTGATAAACATGCCGGTGCCCACGTCGTAGTCGAACTCGTCGCCCTTGAAGACGGCGCCGCTGCGCGCCAGGCCCTTGCCGCTGCGGCCGATCACGCTGATGATGCCTTTCCAGCCGGGCACGAACGTGCAGATGTAGGCATTGAGCCGGTTGTTCTTGTACGGGATCAGATAGGCCTGGCCCAGCACGCCAGGCTCCAGGCCCACGGTGGCCGCGACCATCACGGATTGGATGATCGACTGCCGGCCAGCGTCAGTCGTCGCGCACTGCTGCAGTTCCTTGCTCGCGTTGAAGCATGCCAGCGACGCCGAGATCATCCGACCGGACGAGATGTGGGCCGGCAGCGCGCTGGCGATCTTGTCCTCCTGCTTGTGCAGGAAGTCGCTGAACTGCACCGCCAGGCTGCGGGTTTTCGTTTCGCTCATGGTGGTTCCCCTGGGTGAAGTTGGTGAGTCGGGCGATGCGGTTGCGCAGCATCGCCGCGTGCGCTGCATGCTGGTTCGCCTGCGAGATGTGGTGCTCAGCGTTGGCCAGGCTGTCCATCAGTTCCAGGCGTGCCTCACGCAGCTGCACCTGCGCCACCTCCTCGGGTGTGCGCATGCGCAGCAGATGACGTTCGAGCCAGTTCACCGGCAGGCCTTGCGATGACGGGCCTTGTTGCGCTTCTTCAGCGCGGCGCGCTGGTAGGAGCGGTTGATGTGGCCACGCTTGCGGCCGCCGTTGTGGGCGTCGGGGACGTGATCGCCGGCACGCAGATCGGCCAGTCGGGTGCGCTCGCCAGTGCCGGCGAGCGCCGCAACCGTGAGCGAGAGCAGTTGAACGACGCTATGGATACGACCCATTGTGGGACTCCTCGTGTTGGTGGAGTCGCCACTGTACCGCAAGTGGGACGGATACTAACGAGATGCCCCTGCGCTTTGCTGGGTTATCCATGTGACTAGGGCATCAGGTGACTAAGATGCCGATCCATGAAACTCGAAGACCTAAGACGAGAGCTGCAGGGATGCAACCTGAGCAAACTGTCCCGTGACTCTGGAGTTCACATCAGAACCCTGCGTCGAATCAAGTACGGTAGGTCCGACGATGTCATGGTCGGCACCATCAACAAGGTTAAGCCCCACCTGCGCGCATCGAAGGCCACCAAGTGAGTCGGAAAATCTCTCATCGAGCGCTCAAGGTCGTGCTGGATTATGACCCGGAGAGCGGGGTATTCCAATGGGCCGTCGGACACCGCCTTGCTGGACGAGTGGCTGGTCACAAGAGCTGGCTGGGGTACGTCACTATCAACATCGACGGCAAGACCTACACCGCGCATCGGCTCGCATGGTTCTACGTCCACGGCTGCTGGCCGCGCCACCAGGTAGATCACATCAACCGGAACGGGTACGACAACCGGATCGCCAACTTGCGCGACGTTCCTGGCTGGGTCAATGCACAGAACAGGCCGTCGGAACGGCTTGGTCGTAATGGCACCAGGTGCAAGCACTTGCCCGGTGCCCACAGGGTCTTGGGTGCGTGGGTGTCTCGCATCCATTCGCGCAGGAACATCTACGAGCTGGGCACGTTCGAGTCCGAGGAGGAGGCCCACCTGATGTACCTGATCTCACGTCCGCTTTTCCACAAAGGATTCATCAGCCATGAGCGTTGAACAAGACTTCCTGTTCGGTGGCGACATCGTCGCTACCGCCCCTGCCCCCGCGCCCGAGCCGCGCCGCGCGCGCAAAAAAGACCCGGCCACCAGCCAGGACGCGGCCGCCAAGGTGGAGCAGTTCGCCGGCAGTCACTACCAGCGCATCGAGCAGGCCATGAAGCTGATCGCCAAGCCATGCGGCGCCGAACAGATCAGTGCGCAGCTGCTGCGCGGTGGGGTGAAGATGGATGCGTACCAGGTGCGCAAGCGCCTGCCCGAGATGGAGAAGGCGGGCACGGTGGCCACCGTTGTGGACGTGATCGAGGGCACCGATGCCGTGCGCGAGACCAGCAGCGGCCGGCGTGAGCGCCTGTGGAGGCTCGTGGCCTGAAGCCATGCACCACTACAAGCACAACATCGGCGACTACAGGCGCCGAACGGCGCACCTGTCGCTCATGGAGCACGGCATCTATCGCCAGCTCCTCGACGAGTATTACCTCAATGAGGAGCCCATCCCCGACAAAACCCAGTCGGTTTATCGACGCCTCCAGGCGCGCACTGAGGAGGAGCAGGCGGCAGTGCGTCGTGTGCTTCTGGAGTTCTTTGCGAGGCGTGATGGCGCATGGCATCACGAGCATTGCAACGAGATCATTGCCGAGTACCAAGCCAGGGCGGACAAGAACCGTACCAATGGGAAGCTGGGTGGTAGGCCTCGGAAAGATGACGACGAAAACCCAAATGGTTTCAATAAAAAAGCGAAGCCAAAGGCAACCAGAAACCAGAAACCAAAAACCACATCCCCCCAGCCCCCCGAAGGGGGTGTGACGCAGGGGTTCGAGGAGCTGTGGTCCCTGATGCCGCGCAAGGTGGCGAAGCCCGTGGCGCTGGAGGCCTACGTCAAGGCCTTGGAAAAGGCCGAGCACGGTGCGATCATCGCCGGCCTGCGGCGGCACCTGCCTGGCTGGAACGCGAAGATCAAGGCCGACGGCAGCAAGGAGCACATACCGCACCCGGCCACCTGGTTGGACCAGGAGCGCTGGAACGACGAGGTGGACTCACCGGCTGGCGAGCAGGTGGCGCAGAAGGAATGGCACGAGACCCGCGAGGGGATCATCAGCAAGGCGGCGGAGATCAACCACCCGCCATACGACGAGACCATGTCGTTCCCTGCGTGGGCCGACAGCGTGAAGCGCAAGGCGGGGTTCATCCGAGCCCCGGAGCTGGGCATTGAAGACTTGGTCGGCATTGCCGACAAGAGGAGTAGCAATGGAGCATGAGGAGGCGGGGCTGATCCCCGTCGATGACGAGTTCCCGCGCGACCGCAAGGTGGCGATGCTGCGCATCCCGCCGCACTCGGTGGAGGCGGAGTGCAGTGTGCTGGGCGGCCTGCTGTTGGACAACGGCGCATGGGATCGTGTCGGCGACTTGCTCACCGACAGCGACTTCTACCGCTACGAGCACCGCCTGATCTACGCGGCCATCGGTTCGCTCATCAACGCGAACAAGCCGGCCGACCAGATCACGGTGTTCGAGCGGCTGCGATCCATCGGGCAGGAGAGTGATGCCGGCGGCCTGGTGTACCTGGGACAGCTCGCGCAGTACGTGCCGAGCGCAGGCAACGCCAGGCGCTACGCGGAGATAGTGCGAGAGAACGCGATCCTGCGAAAGATGGTGGCGGCCGGCGACGAGATCGCCACCATGGGCTTCAACCCGCAAGGCGCGGACCCGACCGACTTGTTGGACAAGGCTGAGTCCATCGTGATGGCCATCGGCGATGAGAGCATGCGTGGCAAGCAGCAGTCGCAGAGCATGGACTCGCTGGTGGTGGAGCTGCTTGACACCATCCAGGAGCGCGCGGACAACCCGAAAGATGTGACTGGCGTTCCCACCGGCTTCTACGACTTGGACAAGATGACGGCCGGCTTCCAGGCTGGAGACCTGGTGATCTTGGCCGCGCGGCCGAGCATGGGTAAGACCTCCCTTGCCATCAACATCGCCGAGCACGTCGCCCTCAATGAGGGCTTGCCCGTGGCGGTGTTCTCCATGGAGATGGGCGCCAACCAGCTGGCCGTTCGTATCGTCGGCTCCATCGGCCGCATCAACCAGAGCCACCTGCGCACGGGCAAGCTGACGGACGAGGAGTGGCCGCGCTTGACGGAGGCGGTGGAGAAGCTGCGCAACGTCAGCCTGGAGATCGACGATGCGCCAGGCCTCACGGCGGGCGAGGTGCGTGCGCGTGCGCGCCGCATCGCGCGCAAGGCCGGCGGCAAGCTGGGCCTGATCGTGGTGGACTACCTGCAGCTGATGGGCATCTCCGATGGCATGAGCGACGAGAATCGGGCGACGGCCTTGGGTGAGGTGTCGCGCGGCCTGAAGTCGCTGGCCAAGGAGCTGCAATGCCCGGTGATCGCGCTGTCGCAGCTGTCGCGCGGCGTGGAGTCGCGCACCGACAAGCGCCCGATGATGAGCGATCTGCGCGAGTCCGGCGCCATCGAGCAGGATGCAGACACCATCCTGTTCATCTATCGGGACGACTACTACAACAAGGACAGCGCGGAACCCGGCGTCGCCGAGATCATCATCAGCAAGCAGCGCAGCGGCCCAACCGGCACCATCAAGATGGCCTTCATCAAGGCCCTCACCAAGTTCGAGAGCCTGAGCCATGACTTCACCTAAGCTCCACGTCGTGGACAACTTCAAGCTGGTGCAGGTACAGCTGCCGTACCCGCCGTTCGACTTGAACCCGAACAAGAATAACGGCGTTCACTGGGGCAAGTACAACGGCATCAAGGAGAAATACAAGCGCGACTGCTGGATCACCACGCTGGAGCGCGTGGGCACCGCGTGCATCATGCCGGCGGGTGACATCCCGCTGAAGCTGGTGTTCTACTACAAGGCCACCAGGCCCGATACCGACAACCTGCTGGCCGCAGCCAAGTACGGCATCGACGGCATGGCCAGCGCGTTGAAGATCAACGACAACGTGTTCGACCCGTTGATCGTCACGCGCCTGCCGGTGGAGACCAGCGCGTTCGCGGCCGGCGGTCCCTGTCTGGTGGCGGAGTTCCCGTGCCAGGTATCCGTGAAGCGGAGGGCATGATGCCGTCGATCCACGTTACCAAGGACAACGAGGGCCGCATCTGCGGCGTCAGCGAGAAGGACAACAAGGCCTACGGCAAGTTCATTCGTCGGCTGCAGGAGCTGACCAACCAGACCAGCATGAAGCTGACGTGGTCCGAGCCGCGCAGCGGCCCGTTCCACCGCCGGCACTTCGCCATGCTCAACGTGGTCTTCGAGAACCAGGAGGCGTTCGACGACGAGGACCACATGCGCAAGTGGCTGGAGGTGGGGGCGGGCTACGCCGACCTGGTGCCAGGCCCCGACGGCAAGCCCGTGGCCATGCCCAAGTCGATCAGCTACGACTCGCTCGACCAGGCCGAGTTCGAGCCCATCCACAAAGCCGTGTTCGCGTTCCTGCGCACGGAGTATGCGTGCGGCTACCTGTGGCCGGGTGTGAGCTACGACGTGGCCTACGGCACGGTGGACGCCATGCTCAGGGAGTTCGAGTGATGGTGTACGTCACCCAGGTGCAGCCCAAGACGGGCCTGCCGACGAAGATGGCTCCGGTGCTGGTGGTCACGCTGCGGCGCCAGCGCGTGGGCTTCCGCCAGGCGGGCGGGGTGTACGCGGAGACCCGCCTGGTGCCGGCGAGCGCGCAGCTGCGGATCGTGGACGTGGTGGACTTCTACCCGGAGCGCCAGCGTTGAAGCGCAGTGGGTTCAAGCGCAAGGTGTACGTGTCGTCGTCGTCACCAGGCACGCGCGTGACGCGGCCGGTGGTGTACGGTGGTGGTCTGAAGGGTGGAGTCCCGAAGCGCGAGTACGTGAGGAGCAAGGCGCTGCTGGATGCCTGTCGTCACATCCCCTGCCAGCACTGTGGCAGGTTCGAGCTGGGGAAGGTGTGCGCGGCCCACTCGAACTGGGGCGTGCACGGGAAGGGTGGTCACATCAAGGCCGACGACAACCGCGTGGCGGCACTGTGCGACCTGTGCCACATCCCGATCCTCGACCAGGGCTCGAAGCTGAGCGCCATGGAGAGGATCGAGATGTGGTGGAACGCTCACGTCAAGACCGTGATGCTGCTTCAGCAGCGCGGCTTGTGGCCGGCCGGCGTGCCGGTGCCCGATCTTTCGCCAGCTTCGCGGCCCGTCGCTGATTGAGGTCGGCATAGGGGCCGTGGATGTAGCGGATGTCCATCGCCTCCGCGCCCGGCGTGTGCTTCACGGCGCTCGTCTTGTTGGCGGGCTTCATGCTTCCTCCTGTGGGGCTTAGGTGGAAGCCTTGGGCGGCAGAAGTTCGACTCCGACAACGCGGCGTTCGACGTACGCGCTTTCTTGCCCGCGCAGCAGCCGTTCAACACGGATGCCCTCTGCGTTGTTGATGGCGGCGTCCCAGATGTAGCGAGCCGTGGTGTGGTTGATGTCAGCGAGCGGCGGCTGCATCAAGTCGTTCAGCATGTGCGAGTACCAGAAGCGGTAGAACGCTTGGTCCTCGGGTGAATAGCTTGCCCACGGCGCACCTTGAATCACAGGGCGGTCAGGTTGCTTCTGTTCTTCCATGTTGGGAGTCCTATAGGTGTGTGGAGAGGGACTACGCCTTGACGAAGTTGAGCTTGTCGTCCAGGCGATATGCGACATTCGGCTCAATGCCGTCCTCACCCACGTAGGCGACCTTCACGCGGTAGCGGTCGGCTTTTGAGTCCCAGTGGCGGATGCAGATGGTTCCGTACTTGCCAGCGGTGGCGGTGCCGTACTCGCCAGCGGTGGCGGTGCC